TTTTCTCCGGCAAATACTCTGCGTAAGCGACATGTTTCAGGTTCATTTTTTGTCCTTTCGACTGGTTTTCTTCGCTCAAAAATCCCAGACCGTTTAATCCGTTTTTCTCGGTGTTTCGGTTTGGGATTTTTTGCTTTTCTGTCCGTCTTTTTTTTGAGAGGGGGTGAGAGATGTCATCTGATTTTTGCTCCGACCACTCAGCGCACCAACGCGCAATCGACGTACACGACCACCGTCTCAATTCGCATGGCAGACAGCTCGATGATTTCAGCGTGATTCTGCAGCGGTTGACGGATATCGAGGATCAAAACGCCAAACGCATCGATCAGGCGCAGCAGCGTCTAGACAACCATTCGCGCAGGATCGACGCGCTTGAAGATCAACCGGCGAACGACGCGAAGCGCGTCAAAGACGCTGCGTTGGCTGCGATTGGCGGGGCTGTAGGAGCGGCTATCGTCGGCGGAATCGCGATATCGGTAGCCCAATCAATTTAGAGAGGATTGTAAAAATGGCAGATAATAACGCCGGCAAGCCGCCCGAGTGGCTTATTCCCAACAAAGTTTACGACGTACTTAAATGGATTGGCTTGATCGTTCTTCCTGCGCTCGGTACGTTTACGATTTATCTCGGCCAGGCGTGGGATATCCAGCTTGCCGTGCCGATCGCCGGCACGATCACCGCTATCGGCACGCTGATCGGTGCATGCATCGGGGTCACCTCCTACATTTCCAAGCGTGGCGATGCCGATGATTGATAGAGCAAAAGTCTCGACAGCAGCCGTCGCAATCATCGCATCCGCTGTGCTTGCAATGACGCTTTTTACTCCAGGATCAGCCTGGGCGTATACGCAAAAAGAGCAGATCGTCAACAGTGGTCACGGCTCTGCAAATCCAAGCTATCTGGTAATCCACGAAACCGCCAATCCAGGCGCATCGGCGGCAAACCACGTAAAGCTCTACAGCCGTGGATACGATTACGCTGTCCAATACGTCATGGAGCTTGATGGCTCTGTTGTCTATCACACGATGCGAGACAACCGAAAAGCGTGGGCCGTTGGCAACGGCAACTCAAAATGTGTCAACATCGAGCTTGCGCACGCAACGAGCAAATCGGACTTCGATAAACAGTGGGCGGAAGCCGTCAAATGGGCTGGTGACTATCTCAATAAGCGGGGATGGTCTATCAGTAGGCTTATCAGCCATAACGAGGCGCGGCTGATGTGGGGTGGCACGGATCACACCGATCCCGTCAGCTACTTCAACAAATACGGCAAAAGCTGGTCACAGTTTGAGCAGGCTGTAAGCGTCTACATGTCCACGGGCAAGGTCCAGGGCGGCTACTCGTCGGGATCGACGAGCAAGCCTGCCTCCAAGCCTTCCAGCGGCACCAGCAAGGAATCATTTGCAGGCACGTACACCGTCATGGTTAACGACCTGCAGATCAGGTCGGCGCCCGACACGTCGGCATCCAGCGTTGGATCCTACAAGAAGGGCTCAAAGGTCAAGCTCGACGGCTGGTACAAGATCAACGACGGTTATGTTTGGGGCAAGTACACCGCTTATAGCGGGAAAACGCGTTACGTAGCCGTTGGTAAACCAACGGGCGGCGTGAGCGCGCGCGACTATCTGATTAAGGGCGGCAAGGCAACAGCATCCAATTCAGGCGGCACCGTCAAAAACGGAGCTGGTACGTATCGGTTCGCGACCGACGTCAACATTAGGTCTGGCATGGGATCCAAGTATTCTGACGTAGGCGATTACCGAAAGGGTCAAACCGTGAAGATCTCAAAGGTAACCGTCAAAGATGGCTATCGATGGGGCCAGTACACTGCTTACAGCGGCAAAACTCGCTACGTCGCGCTCGGTACTCAGCACGGTAAGGCGTACGCAATCAAGATCGCTTAGTTTTTCGGGGGTGAGGCGAAAGCCCTGCCCCCGTTTTTTTATTTCATCGACAGCGATCAATTACGAAAGCATCCATTCACGAAGATCGCCACGCGCTTTCCCGGCCAGGCGATATCGGGGCGTCCGGGAACCTTCCATTGGAGGCGGTATCCTGTCAATCCCGCCTCGCGCAGGCGTTTCCTCATGAGCACTTCCGGTTTCGTGTCCTTGCGTTTGTTCCCCTTCATCGATCGGTGCGTCGCCCACGATGAGGCGCGTGGGGCGTCGATGCGAACGTGGGCGTATTCGATGCGAGGTTCCCCATCGTGTGCTTGAGCGAGGGCGTTTCCCCAAAGATCGATCAAGCGATCGAGGCTCCATGCCGCATTGGCGGGGCTTG